ATTTCTAAATTCACCTTCCATCCAAACTTCAGCTGTCAAGGTATGTCCATCTTTACCATCAAGACCCGGTACACCTTTAGCACCATCTTTACCCCTCAAAGCTTCTTGGATTTCTTTATCCTGCAGTACATCTTCTTTGGATATTTTTTTGTCTAGGTCTTCAGCTTGATTTTTAACAGATATTTCAATTCCATTTACGTTTTTTATAATTTCCAATTGTTTATCAACTATAGGTTTAGTTTGACCAGTTTTAGGATCAACATAAGTAGTAGATTCCTTTATTGATTCATATATCTTGCTGTCTGTTTGCTCCCTTTCACTTTTATAAGTTTTAAAACTGTCATCAGTATATCTTTTTGACTTTTCAACATATCCTTTGATAGTATCTTCAGTCGCTTCAAATCTACCTCTAGTTTCTTCCCACATTTCTTTTGTAAGTTCGATGTTTTCATCAACATCGCTTACTAAATCTAGTGGTTTATTGGCAAGGGTTATTTCGTTATTAAATGGTCTGTTAGGATAAAATGTGCCTTCTAATATTCTAAATCTTTCTTTTGTCTTTCTATCTTTATCTATTAGATAAACATAATCTCCAACATTATATTCTTGCTCATACACTCCAATAGCTTTTGATAAGTCTTTAACTTTAAGTTTTATGGATACTCTTGGTCTGGATAATACTTCAAGCTTTCTAGCTGCTTCGTCTTTTAAGTTCTGTATATTGGTATATCTTTCATCTTTCCAATAATAAGTTATAGTTTTTCCAGAATATGATTTATTTTCTAGATAATCTTTCCCATCATTTATCTGGCTTATTTTAAGACCATTCATTCCTTCAGGTATAATTCTTGTTGCAAATTCAAAGCTTTCTACACTTATATCTTTATCAACAATATTAAAATCATCTGAGAAAAAAGCTCCTTTATCTTCCCCTATTTTTTCAGATATAAATAGTATTTTCTCATTGTTATCTATCCTAAATTCAACATCAAATTTCTTTACTATTTCTTCCAAAACTTCCCAACTCGATTTGTGATCAGCTGTTATTGTTCTGTATTTCTTAATTTCGCCACTAATTTTATAAGACCAACCAGATGGGATAATCCCTTTAATCATAGTTTCTATATCTTTATAGGGAAAATTTAAGCTTTTATGAAAAAAAGATAACCATTCATCAATATTTTGCTTGCATTCTATTTTATAACCATCATAAAATGGTTCAATGTTTTTAATAGTATAACTTTGCTTATTTTCAATAACTTTACATTCGGTTTCAAAAATATTTCTATAGTCTTTTGGTATTTCGAAACTTGAAATATCTAATTTATTAATTTCTCTTTTTATTTCTAAATTTTTGAAAAAATAAAAGCTATCAAATGTTTCATTGTCTAATCCATAAACTAGCATATTACCCTCCCTTCAAATTCTACAAAACACTTGAAATCTCCACTTCCTATAAGATTTAGTTCTAAGACATTATCTATATATGGTAAAGATACAAATTCAATATTTCCAAGCTTATTAATCCCTTTTTCCGCATCTATAATTAATTCGCCATTTAAGTTATTAATATTTACAGGATCTTCAAAGCCTTTTAGACTTATATTGTTTCCATTTCCTTTAAAAATAATCCTACATGGTGTAGGCAGATTCCCATTATTATAGATAGTTATCTTTTTACCTATTGAAATTTCATTGTATTGTGTATTCAACATAGCTATAGCTTGACCTTCATAAGTTACATTCTGATAAAAATACCTTGTTTCTACATCTTTAGATAAAAATCTTCCTCTATAAAAAACTTCATTATCAAATGTTATAGCACACAATTCTAATTTTTTTGACAATTCATTTCTATTTTTCCTAATTTCTCTCTTATCTCCTTTAAATTCAACAGAAAAAGAGATAGGCGTAAGAGCCGACCTCTTTTTGCTATAAAATATAAGACCAGTATCTGAGATAAATTCATCTCTTATAACATCAGTATTTCCTATTTCTGGATAAGCTAATACATGGGCATTATAGATTTTTAAATCCTTTATTAAGTTTATAGTTTCAATCACCCTCTACGCCTCCTTTCTTTACTTATTTCTTGACTTACAATTGGAGCTACAGCCTTGCCTATTTCTCTTGAATCTAGGTTTATAACACTTGTTACAGCACCATTGCTAACTTGTACTTCAATTTCTTGTTTATTTTGTATAGATCCACCTGCAAAACTATAGGCTAAATTTGCTCCCATTTTATTATTATCAAATAAAACTGCACTTTTAGCTTTATTTCTTATTGCTTCCATAGTGTTTTTAATTTTCTTAACTACATAATCTTCTTCATCTTCAATACCAACTCCTATACCACGGGGAAGCATTCTACCTACTTCTTTTCTCATCACCCTTGATGGGGAGTGTATGTCAGCCGCTCTTTTAGCCGCCCATACTGCTGATTGCATAACCGATACTGCTGCTGATATTACACCAGACCTACCGCTATATATACCGCCAGCTAGTCCAGCCATAAGGTTATATCCAGCAGAAGAAAAAGCTCCCCTATATCCATTTATAGTTCCGACCATTCCAGAGCACATAGAAGAAATTGTAGATCTCGCTCTCGAGGAACCACTTCTTATTGCAGATACAAGCCCATTCATCATTGAATTTGCCAAACTTTTAACCTTACTGGAAGTAGAGGACATCTTAGAATTAATACTGTTACTCATAGAGTTGAACTGATTCTTAACTTTATTCGTTCCACTTGTAATAGCAGAAGAAAAGTTATTCATCATAGTTCTAGACTGACTTGAAACTCTAGATGTTAAGTTTGAAAATGTAGAATTAATCTTTGCCTGCAAAGAAGAAAAAGCACTTTGAACCCTATTAGCTCCACTAGTAACACTACTTGTAAGGCTATTCATCATTGAATTTGCACTAGATTTAACCTTATTTGTCGTAGAATTTAAACTTGAAGTTATGCTATTGCCCATTTGTTGGATATTAGCCGTTGCTTTACTAGCTCCCGTTTGAATGGCTGATTGATAAGCATCCATAGAGGCCTTACCAGCTTGTGAAAATGAATCACTTTGTGCATTTAAAGAATTGGCAGCCCCTTGTCCTATAGCCTGAGATGATGAATCTACACCTGCTTTAGATTGGTCAATACCACCAGCATATTGACTACCAAGTTCTTGACCTTTCGAATTTGCTACACCTTCTCCACTTTTAAGGTTTTCAACTGCAGTATTTCCTAATGCTTGTGATCTAGTAGTAACATCCATAGTCGATGATTCTATACCATCAGCAAAGTTTGTACCTGTATTAAGACCTTGTTCATTTGCTGTTCCAAAAAGCATTGATGCTCTAGTTTCTAATGGATTTGAAAATGTGTTGTTGTAAGCTGTGGATACACTTTCTTGACCAGAACCTACTCCTTCAGAAAAAGCGCTTGCGTTTTTAGAACCTATACCTCTTAATATTTCTGCAATATTTGCTTCACTGACCCCAGCATCTTTTAATGCTTGGTAAGCTTTATCAACATTTACTTTTCCAGCGTTTGTTCCTTGGGCAAAACCATCAGTATTTAAAAGACCCATGTCATACATTGCTTTCATAGCTTCAACTGATGTAAGTCCAGATTCTTTTAATTGCCTATAAATATTTAGGGCAGCTTCTTTTCCTGCGGCAGAACCTTTACCAAAGGCATCAACATTTATTTGACCTTTAGAGTACATTTCATCAAAGGCGTCAAGTTCAGTAAGTCCCATATCCATCATAGTATTAAACTCATCTATGATCCCATCGGCTCCCTCGCTTGTTCCGTCTTTGTATCCACGCATATTGTTTATTGCTATTTCAGTAAGTTTTTCAACCGCTTCAATCTCTGTCATTCCAGAGTCCATCATTTCTTGTAGTTTTTGTCTATATGTTTGTCCACCTTCTTCAGTTCCATTTACAAAACCGTCAATGTTAAGACCAGCAATTTCAAAAAACTTTTCAGCAGCTTCCATTGTTTGAAGTCCAGATGTTCTTAAAGCAGTATAAGCATTTTTTACATTTCCAGAGCCTTCATATATAGCTTGGGCATATTCTTCAACACTTGCCTTTCCTTCTTGTCTTACAATTGCTCTTGCATCAGAATCAGATACTCCCGATTTTATTAAATCTTTATAAGCAGAAGAAATGTCAGTAGAACCATCTCTTAATCCCTCAATAACTCCACCTACCATATTTTCCCCAGTAGGCTTTGTCTCAGAACCATCAACAGAACTATTTACTTTATCAGGCAATTCTTTTGCCTTATCAGCTACCTTATTTTCGTTTTCATCCCATCCTTCTTTGATTCCATCAATAAAGGATTTACCTATGTCTTTAAGTTTTCCAATACCTGCTTTTAATTTACTGCCTAAGACAGATATTAGACCCTTAGCATGTACTTCTGCAAAAAATCCCTTAACTGCATTTATACCATCACCGATTTTATTAACAATTGACTTCCCAACCTCTAAGAGTTTAGACGCTCCTTGTTTTATTTTGTTGGCAATAGATCCTACGATTTTACCAGCAGAATTTGCTATCTTTGGTAAATCTAAATTTAAGCCTTTTACTATAAAAGCAACAAGAGCAGCTACCGCTATCGCAAGGCCAACAGGATTTGACAATACGGAGGCAAGTACAGATATTATCTTTGCTCCAATCCCACCTATAAATGCCAGCCCTTTCATAAGTCCACCACCTATAGCTTTTATCAAACCACCGCCAACTGTTAATAGCTTGCTTCCTCCTATTTTACTTAAACCACTAGACAAAACGCCGACTATTTTCCCACCAATGCCAGACAACTTACCAGAGCCTGTTTTTATTCCTTCTATCAATGGACTTATAATTTTAGATCCAGTGTTAGTCATTGTAGCTTTCTTGCTAGATATTCCTTTAACCAGTTTAGAAATTAGTTCTCCACCAGTTTTGTTCAGTTCTAAACCCTTGCTATTAAAAGACTGTACTAAATTAGATATAATCCCCTCTGCAGATTTGCTAACAGTAGTCTTTTCTCCAAGTAGCCCCTTTGCTAAAGAAGCCATCATTTTTTTAGCAACTGCAGGGCCTTTAAATGCTGCAAAGGCTATGGATAAAGCCATCAATATTTGTGGTACTGCTTTAACTACGATGTCAGGGTTTTGTGCAAGTCCCTTAGCTATATTAACTAATAATTCAATTCCAACCTTTAAAAGTCGAGCAGCATTTCTATTAAATGATTCAGCTAGTTTGCCAATAATTTCTAATGCTTTAGGTGCTAAAACATCAGCTCTAGCAGATAAGCCCTCAGCTAGTTTTACAAGTATATCTCCACCTACATCAAAAAGTTTTGCTCCTACCTCCATAAATGCAGATACAAGACTAGTTATTATTTTTGCTGCACTGTCTCCAATTTTTGATGAATTTTTTTGAAGTCCATTCAAAAATGATAATATGATTGTTTTTCCAGCATCAATAAATTTTGGTGCTTTTTGGGCAATATACACTGCACCTTGGGCAATCATATTTCCCAATACTGTTGGCAATTGCCCTATATCTTTTGTTACAACTTGATTAAGTTTATCAACCTGTTTTGTTACAGATTGGACAACCTCTCTAAATGGATTATCAACATGTTCAAATAAAGCTATACCTAATCCTTCAAGGGCAGATATAAGTATAGTTATATCTCCTTTTAGATTGTCATTCATAGTATCAGCCATCTTTTTAGCTGCACCAGTAGAATTATTTATAGAATTAGTAAGCTTATTAAAATCCTCATCACTTGCATTTAAAATTGCAAGCATACCTGCCATAGATTCTTTTCCGAAAAGAGTTGTTGCAGCTTGTACCTTTTGGTCTTCACTTAACCCCTTAAAGGATTCTCTCATTTCTCCCATAAGTTGATTAAAAGGTTTGATTTCTCCCTTAGAATCAGTTATGGAAATACCCAAAGCGTTCATTTGCTCTTGGACTTGTTTTGTTGGAGCTGAAAGTCTTGAAAGTGCTGCTTTTAAAGAAGTTCCTGCTTGACTGCCTTTAATACCAGCATTAGCCATCAATCCCAAAGCAACAGAAACATCTTCAACTTTATAGCCTAAAGCTCCTGCAACTGGTGCTACATACTTAAAAGATTCACCAAGCATAGATACATTAGTATTAGAAGCTGTAGAAGCTGCCGCCAATACATCAACAAATCTTCCTGTGTCTTTTGCTTTCAATCCAAAAGCAGTCAACGAATCTGTAACTATATCAGATACAAGACCTAAGTCCTCTCCACTTGCAGCTGCAAGATTCATAACTCCTGGTAAACCATCAAGCATTTCTTGGCTAGACCAACCAGCCATACCCATGTACTTTAATGCTTCAGCCGATTGAGTAGCAGAAAACTTTGTAGTAGCTCCCATTTCTTTAGCCTTATTTCTTAAAGCTTCTAATTGCTTACCACTAGCTCCAGAAATGGCCCCAACTTCGCTCATAGCTGCATCAAAATCAGCTCCAGCCTTAACAGAATATCCACCAAAAGCACCAAGAGCAACTCCTGCCGCCTTAAAGCCTGTTTTTATTCCACTTACAGCCTTATCGCTAATACTTTTAAAGCCTTTACCAGCAGCACTTGCCATAGCAGATAAAGAAGACAATCCACTTTTAAAACCTGAGGTGTCTAGCTTGGTATCAAATAGCAATTTACCATCACTCGCCATATTTCACCTCACTTTCTTTTTACATTTGCATGCTTGCCATCATAGATCTTGCAAAAGACCTTTCTTTTTCTTCAGCTGTTCTTTCATCAGGCAAGGCATATATTTTTTTCATATTTCTATAAAATTTCTTTTCATCTTTGCTCATTTCTGAGGATATTTCCTTAGATCTATAAGACAAAATTTTAGAAAACAAACACTTTTCATTTAAACTTTCAAGCAAAGCTTTAAACTCCCACCAATGAAGCTTGGCAGTAAAAAGATTAATATTATAACATTCAATGAAGGCTGAATATATATAAGACCAGTCATGCTCAAAGGAATAAACAAGACTTGGTTTCTCATAATCAGATTCTTCATCTTTTTTGTTGTTATTTTCTTTAAAGTCTTTTCCTAATGCGTAAAACCAAAGAAATCCCTCAAACAATTCTTCTAATTGTTCAAGAGATTCCACAATAATTTTATCTTTAAGGCAAACTTTTGATATCTTTTCAAGCTGTTCTTTATCAGTTTTACTTTCATCTAGCATCAATTGTTCATATTCAATCCACGCCCTATAGTCCGTATTTAGTTCTATTTTTTTATGATTTACTTCTACATAAGTCGGTAAGCCCTCAGTTAAATAAATCATTTTTCAATAAAAACAACCCCATCTACAACTTCATCATTAGTATTATTTGATTTTATTGTTTGAAACATTTTTTCTAATTCTTTATTAGCTTTATCAACTTCGGAAATTAAATAGTTACCTATGCTTATATAATCAGTCAATAATAACTCCTCACCATCAAATACTTTTGCTTGAATATCGTCCATTGATCCATAGCCTAGAATTGTTTCAAAGGCTTTTCTTAATGCTTTTTTAGCTTCATCATTAGTTAATTTTTCAAAATCTAAATTTCCTATTTCTATAAGTTTATTTGCTAAATCATTGTTATGTTCAATCTCATATCTTAGATATTTAGTTTCTTTATTTTCGTCTTCATATTCAAATTCAAATTTAATTAATTGTCTTTTTTGTCTTTTAAATGCCATAAAAATCTCCTTTGTTTTTAATTTTTTCTAAATAAAAAAGGGAGCATAAAGCTCCCATAATATTTTTTTTATTAAGCAGTTCTTCCTGAAGTTTCCCCTGCGACATTAGCTCCAGCATCTTCAGTAAACTTAATTGTTAGCCATTCAGTATCTCCATCTCCAAGTTCAGCAAATCCCTCAATTGGTGCACCATTTGCTTTAAATGATCCTGAATATTGATAAGCATCTGTACCATCTCCAGCAGAATCTGGAACTATAGTGTGGTTTCTCTTAATAGCAAAGTATTTACCTTTTTGTCCTTCAATTTCTTTTGCAAAGTCAACAACTACAATATTTACAGTCGCATCATCTGCTAGTTGTTCTTTATCAAAAACTTCTTGTATTCTATTGTGTACTGGATTATCTTTGTATCTATCCAAGGTAAAATCAGTAGTTGATGTCATACCAGTAACGGCAGTTCTTTCAGACTTTTCATCAACGTATTTTCTTGAATATTCCTCAGTTTCTTTTGATGTTGGTAGGTCTGTAAAACCTTTCATTCTATAATATTTTCCATCTACTTCCATAAAAGAAACAACATCAGCTCTAAGTACTAAACCTCTAAATTCTTTTAAATTTTTTATATCTTTTGTTTCAGCCATTGTTTACCTCCATATAAACTAATCTCATTTGTATTTGATATTGACTAGAGCCAGTATCAGCACTAGACAAGTATCCATTTGTTACTATTTCTAATTTTGTAGGGTGTCTATCCCCTTCTAATTTTGGGAAAACTTTCATATAGTTTTGCTCTTGTATCCATTCAATCAAGTCATCAAAAAAAGCGGAGTTTTCTAGCTGTGTAACTAGATCTCCGCTCATGTGATTTCTTGTTGTAAATATAAAAGCAAATTGTTTTAATTCGTCCCCATCTACATATTTTTTAATAATTGGACTGATAGGCTCTGAATAGATTCCATATTCTAAAGGTTTATCACCCAGAAAATCTATATTAAGCCTTACATCATCTTCTAAATAAGGGCAATCCAAAAAATATTCCCTTATACTTTCAATAATTGACTTCATTTTGCTTTTGCTCCTGCTATGCTTGCAGCACCTCTTAAAATAGAATCTTTATGACTTGATTTCATCCTATCAAACCATCTATTTCCTCTCATAGGTGCTCCTTGGAAATTAGCTGGTTCATAGTACCACCTTTTAGCGTATGGTGTTTGTTGAATTATTTTTCCTGACCCTATAGATGTTTGATTAGTAGCTGCCCCTATTAAAGTTCCTATGTCTTTTGGAGTATATGGATCCATTCTCCTTATACATTCAGAATCAATAAATTTTTGGACTTTCCCACCAGTATCAAGGTCTCTTTTTTTCAAAGCTTTAACTTGGTCAAATTCAAATCTATTAAAATTAATCATTTAGCACCTATCCTTGTGTGTTGCATTTTTTTAGACCCAAAATCAAAAACATCACAGACAGTCACAGTTCTAGCTCCATACAACTTTCTAAACTCCTTGGCACTAGCTAACTGTTTTATCTCTTTTAAGTCGTCATTTCTTATTATTAAATCTTCAACTTCAACTGCTTTTAATAAGTGATTGGGAATATAACAAGTTATCTTGTCTATATCGTCTCTATTTCTACCAGTACGATTTGTGTTTATCCCTCTTGTCTCTTCCCAATGGCAAGGATAAGTTCCATATTCAGCATAAACATCTTGCCTATTTTCTACATATCTTTTAATGATTGTTACCTGTGCATTAGTTCTCATATTACACCTCTATACATAAGACCAGTATGGACAAAAGCCTCACGAATCCTTTCATCAATGAGGCTTGCCATAAGTCCATCTTTTTTATCACTAGAAAGGGTATTAGCACTAGCATATTCAATCCTATATTCGCCTACAGTCTCAGCTTTAATGTTAGATGATGAATCACCTTCATTGTCTTTTAAAAATCCTATATCGGAAAAATAAAGCTCATTTAAAATATCAATAATTACTTCATCAACTCTTTTTTGTAGACTTAAATCATTATCATTAATTCTTTCAAAAGTTAGAAAATCAATACGCCTTTTTATTCTTTTTTGTAGAGATAAAAAAACGCCCTCAGACAAATCTAGCTTTGGGCATTTTTCTTTAAATTCTTTATAGGTTAACATAAATTAACCCCTTTCTTTTAAGCTGCTGGACTAGCTGTACCCTCACTAGCTGGTTTTTCAGCTTTTAATTTTGTAATAACTCTTGCTATTGGAATTTGATTAAGTGGGAAAGTGCCATCTTCGTTTTTAACAACTTCCCAGTTAGTACCTTTCTTTAATTCTTCATCAGTTGGCGATAAAGAAACCATAGAGCTTTCAGTAAATGAAATTCCTCTTGGTGCAAAACAGAATCTGTCTCTAGTGTATAGAGTATCTTCTCCACCGTTTTTCATTGGGTTTCTATCAGTTTCATATGGAACTTTAGCACCTGCTTTTGTATATTCAAAAGCACCTTGACCAAAGATATATGTTGTATATTCTCCTTCTTTGCTTACAGGTAAAGAATCGTCAATAATAATTGGTCTACCATTTAGGTTTGCAAGAGCCATTGGTCTTTCAATTCCTCTACTATCTGTATATTTTGCATATTGGATTAAATTTAAGTTTTCAAGTTGTGTTGCAACTGCTGAGTTCATGATAGCAGCAGCAAAGTTTTTCTTTCTTGCTCCAAATGCTTGTTGTAAAGCATTATTCAAAGTTACTTGACCGAATACTTCATCCTTGTAAGTATGTCCATCTACGAACTTCTTATCTTCAGCTTTTGCCATTGAGAAAATTCCTTCAAGAATTGCAAGAAGTGAATCTTGTTTTAAATCTGCCCACCAATCTAATAATTGATTAGCTACAGTTTTCATTGGATCATGTCCACCTGTAATATCAAAGACAAAGTCTTTTTCAGTCCAGCTGTGAGCTCTACCAATTACAACTCTTTTTTGATAAAAAGTATTAGTAGAATCTGACTTAATATCAGTTTGTCCGTCGTAGTTATCAGCATCTCCAGAAAGAATTCCAGCAATTGGAGTAACAATAATATTTCCCCCAACTTGTTCATCCATTCTAGTTTTTAAATCTGCTCTTTCTACAATTGCAGATGAATTAAGTAATTCATTTGTTCTTTCTCTTTCGATTGTATCAACGTATTTTTCAAATACTTCTGCATTAAAATATGTCTTATCAAATAATTTAGGCATCTAAATCCTCCTATAAAATACCTTTCTTGTTAGCTTCAAGCATTTCTTCATAGGTCATATCTTTTAGTTCCTTATCTCCTAAAGAACCAGACTTACCCATGCTTCTTTGCTTTGGTTCTTCTTGTCCTTTAAATAGGTAAGAATCAGATTCTTTAAGTCCATCAATTTGTGCTTTTAAGTCATCGTTTAAGTTTTTAGAATCCTTTAAACTATCGATATCTAATAAAGCCTTAGCCGCCTTTAAGTTTCTACTTCCAGCATTAACCAAACCTAAATCAATAGCATTATTTAAAGTTATATTGTCCATATCCTCTTTAGCTTTGATTTGTGCTTGTTCGTACTTGTTTTTATATTCTTCAGCACTTGCCTTGATTGATTCAATATCCATATCTTTAAAGGCTTCTATTTGCTCATTTGCACTTTCAACTTGGGACTTGTAATTTTCATTTTCAGTTTTTAAAGTTTCATAGTTATTTTTAAGTTGGTTATAATCTTCAACTTCTTTTCCTCTTAACTTAAAAACTTTCGCTATCTGTTCATCATTTAAACCTATTTCTTTTAACTCTTCTGTCTTCATAAAACATCTCCTTTTAAGCTTTTTAAGTCGTTGCTTTGACTTAGATCTATGTTTATTTCGCATTTTAGGTCCGCTTGACCGTGGTGGGAAGAGTGGGATTCGAACCCACGAAAGCTAAGCTGACGGTTTTACAGACCGTTCCGTTTTCCACTTCGATATCTTCCCATAAAAAAAAGACGGCTCATCACCGTCTTAAACCTTTATTTACATTGTAGTATCTTTGCTTCTTATCAAGCTTTTTAAATTCTTCTTCTGTCAGTATCCTCTGCATTGCTAATTTATATTTTTTATTGTAAGGATACTTATTTCCATCTATTAATCTTCTAACATTTTCAGCATCTTTTTTGCATAAAAAATGGGCGTGTTGCTCATAAGCACCGCCCTCTCTTTTAAGTAACCACTTTCTTTTTGGTAATTTTGGATAATATATTATTGTAAGTTTCATGTTATCTTGTATAAGTATTAAAACTATTAGCCCTAAGGCTTCCAGCCTTATTAAATTCTTTATAAAGCTGTCTTTGTCTTTGTAGCCTTACTTGGGCTATTGTCTTACTTTCCTTATCTCCTACCTTGTCATACATCATAACTCTATGCTTGTATTTCCTGATAGTTCTTTCGATTTGTCTTTGCTTTTGGGTTGCTTCGTAATAGGTGTATTCCTTATCTTCAAACTCAAAAGGTTCAGGATCTATATTATCTAACATTTCTTTAGTCCATGCTCTTTCAGATATTCCTTCAAAGAATGGATACCAGCTGTGCCTGCAATTTGCACCAAATATTCCTGTAACTTCGCCATAACCTACATCATCAAGGCTTAAATATTTGTCATTATCTCCAGATAAAGAAACAATTTGTCCTTGCCATTCGGCGTGAGATGGTCTAGCTCCAGCATGGGCGGATATTTCCATTAAATCTTGTCCCATATCCTCAGCATTCATCAAAGATATATCACCAGTCATTTGGTTTAGTGTAGTTCTTACAAGCATTTTTGATGCTGATTCTACTGTATAATTTCTTCCTGAATCTTGATAATTAATTACTCTTATCCCAGAATCTGATAGATTGTTTACTAAATTTCTAACAACTTGTTGCCTAGAAAAAGCCCCGCTTGCGACTTGAAAAGCTGCTTGATTGAGGGACTTTTTATAAAAATCATTTAATTTTATATTCTCGCCATTGTAGACTACTCCAAGAGATTTTGTTATATTGCCATTTCCCTCTATAAGTCTATCCATAGCACTAGCAATAGTATTGTTTACATGATTGTTTTTACTTAAATCAACTAAGCTTTTATTGACAGACCTGTATGCTTTCATTTCATCTTCATAATGTTTTAGGCTAGATCTATTGATTATGTCGTGTATTTCTTCGTCTATATCATCTAAATATGGATTTAAAAGACTTCCTATTTCCTCACTTGTATATCCGCTTTGAATCAATACCTCCGCTTGCCTTTCAGCAGTAGCAGTTAAGTAGCCATTCTTATTTATTCTTTTTGCTATATCTTCAAGTATGGCATCTTCTAAGTCGTGGTATAACTCTATAAGATGGTTGGTTACTCTTTCCATATATTCTGGACTTAGCATTATTCTTCCTCGGCTACATCTTCTCTATTTTCAGAAATATTTGCCTGAATTTCGCCTAACTCATCATCAGTTACGCCATATCTCCATTTTAGATAAGCTTCTGGTTTTAATATTCCTGCTGCCACTTCTTGAAGCCTAATTTTTTGTTCTGTTTCAGAATCAACTACAAGGCTATCGTCAAAGTCAAATGATACTTGGCAATTATCATTAAATTGAATTGATAATTCCTTAAACCAATACTTTAATATCTCAACAAAATCTTCAAGGCACCTTGCCAATTCATTCTGTATATCTTTTACTGTGGAATATGATCTTTGTTGACTTGTATTAATTTCAGTTGCAGTTTTTGCAGTAAATTCTACGTCAGACAAAGTTCCATAGGCAAGTCCACAAATAAATTCAATCTTTCTTATTATTCCATTTAAACCATTAAAAAGAGATGAATCCCTAATTGCAGGACTAAACACATTATAGAAATCCTTGTTGCCTGCTCCCATATCTAATCCTAAGTTTCTAAACAATCTTTCTTTTCCAGCTGGTAATGTGTCAGTATTCTTTAAGGCTGTTATATCTGCATCTATTGCAAGCTCACTGCCCTCATACTCCCACATTATCCTTTGATATTGCTCGTCTGCATCTTGGATTAATGATATAGCTCTAGCAAAGCAAGATATACCCTCGTTAGAATCAAGATCTAAATTATTAGCCTGAGGATTTTTAAAATATGAAAATAAAGGTCTGTCTGATTCTACAATCATTTCATCAGCCATATCTGCCCACTCATCTATTAGGTTCAAGTTTACTTTATCGCCTAAGGTTTGAGCATTATTAGACATATAAGCAGTATTACTTATCAAATATTTATCGCTTATATCGTGTTCTTCTAGCCTTGTAAAATATATATCTTTATCTTTCTTATCCTTTTTCTTAATCCTATCTATAAAAACAATATGATTAATATCTCCAAAACTTGTAAAGCCTAATATTATAAACTTATTAGCAGGAACTATATCAATATCAATAAGCTTTTTTGAATAATCCTCAACATAAGGCTTTATAACAATTCCACCTAAAGCTAATCCGTATTCAGTAAACTTTCTAATGTGTCTTATAAATCTTTGATAAATCAAATCAAGACTTTCATCATCTACTCTTGTTTCAAGTTCCATTGTTACAAGCCTTGCAAGTTCGCTTGATATTGCTGCACATAAATTCAAAGATTGGGACTTATCAATATCATAATCATTTTTTAACCAATAAGGCTCTCCATGATAGCAATCCAGCCAAATCTTATAATTATTGTCAATGTTATTAGAAAGACTACCCAGCCTTTCTCTAATTTCTCTATCTAACATATAAACTCCTATGTATTCATCAATACTTTTATAAATTTCTCAATAGAATATTCAAAGGCATCAAGTGTATCTATATCACTTGTACCATCATCAAGCCTTATATCTTCCATTTCTTCTTCCTTCCATACTGCAGTAGATAGAGCATCTACTAAGCTTTCACAATTCTTTGTATAAAAAAATCTATCAGAAGCAATCAAAGTATTGACAAGCCTTATCCTGTCATTGATTGGATTCTTGATAGAATTCTTAATCTTTATATTTAAATTTGCATCTGATAAGGCTTTTTGCATGCCCTTAATTAAAACTTGTTCCGCACTATCAGCATATATAAGGTCAACATTACCATAAGTAGATTGGATAACTCTTACAAAGTCTATGAGTTGCTTATATAAATCTGTAGGCTTATCAGGTTCTAATCTCTCAGACCTTAACGCATATACCTTTTTAAATCCTCGACTTATACCTGTACAAACAAATGCGTGCTTTGAATTATTACCACCAAAGTCCACTCCGATTTGTATCATCTGCAATTCATAAGGCTTTTCTTTAAATAAATAATCATCAGGGCAATCAGCAAATTGCTTATAAATAAGCCCCTCTGCCACTACCCTAAGACCAAGAATATCTCTCTTGTACCAAACAGAATTAGGATCATATTGTAACTTTATTTCCTTTTTTCGCTGGTCGGAAATATTGATATTATCATCAATAGTAAAATGTTTATAATTATATCCACCAAAGTTTATTCCATCATCTACCATCGTCTGATACTTATCAATGTGGTCTGAATAAATAAAATGGTTAGGACTTGAAGGGTTCAAATCCCAAAAAAACTTACGCATATTAGCCGCAGCAGTACGGTTAAAAGCTTCTTTGATTGTGTCTTTGTGATGGAGGTTTATCTCTGTAGCAATCCACATTCCATAGGAGTTACCACGTATTTTCTTATAAGAATCCGCCTTGGCAGCACCCGCAAATATTACTATTCTTTCTCTTTGATTCGTGTAATGGCCTTTTATAATCAAAGCTTCATTGTCTTTATATTTCCCCCACTTACACTGGCCACGAAAGATATATTCAAGGCCAAAACCATTGGCGTCACCAATATTTAGCTTGGCGTTTGCAACAGTAGAGCCTGTGGCAAGGTGTAATCTATCCTTGGTAGTCCTTAATTCATGGGCGAAGGCATAAACATTATCAACAGTCTTACCAGCTCTTACAGCCCCTTCTGCTATGTTGTAAGTGTTATTTTTACAACTTCTGATATAGTCAACATGTTTTTTGGAAAACTTGAAGGGAATTGTCCTTCTTTTCTTAATCGTCTCCATAAATCATCCTGTCTATATCCTCAAGGTCCTCGATTTCATCAGCTATACCTTTTAACTTTTCGGTCTCTGCTATAACTTTATCAGTCTGTGCAATCTCTTTATTTATCTTCGCTTCAAGTAAACTGTCATTATTCTCTAGGTTTCTATTTTTATATATCATTTCTGTTAATTCTTTATTAGCACTTATAACTGCAGACGAATTAGCTTGTCTAAATCCGTTATCTTGTATATCTTTTAAGCCTAGAAATATGATTTTTTTATACACCTTTTCACTTTCTATAGCCGACCATGTAACCTGATTAATAATATCCTGTTCAATTTCTTTTTTAATACGAGTTATTTCTTTTTTTATTTCAGGTTTATTATATAGCTTAGAAGCGTTAACTCTTACAGAGCTATCTTTCCATTTTTTACTAGATGGGTATGCGTTTCTATAAGCGTTTATGAGGCTTTTCCCTTGTGAAACCTCGTTTATAAACTTTTTTTGATTATTACTAAAGGTCACTTTATCACCTCACATTTACCTTTTAAAATGTTAGTAGTTTGTTAGTATACATCAATATAATTTATCTAATCAGTCCCCACTCGGCAAACTTCTCGAATCCTCCAGTATTATTAATATATTCTCTCGCAATCTCGACAATATCCGAGTAAGGCTTTCCATCAATTGTTTCATCGCCAATCGCACAGGATAGTTCGTATATTTCCCCAGTTTCTTGTGCCTTTAAGTATGCATATATGTTTACCGATACATCAGCTTTTGATAAGTCTTTACCGTGTAATCCTCCACCAGTTACTGCTCTTCCCATGTCTGATCCGAGTTTTCTATTTGTCGCTCCAGTATCAACATTATACCCACCTGTCCAGTCTCCCAAAGGATTTATAATTGCATTTGGATATATTGATTTTAAAACTTCTGCAGATACATTTGACTGGCAAATAATGAGTTTATCTCCATCAAGAATGTATTTACCATCGTAAGGATAATTAGAATAAATTTCACGAGCAATTAAAGATAGTTTCTTTTCTT